ATTGGAACATCAATTTTAGGTAACATAGTATCTCCATTTAAAATCTAAATATTCTATCAAACAATCCTGTAGCTCGTGATCCAAATAAAGCTGCTGAAGCTTCAACCAAATCATAAAATGCATTACCACGAACAGATTCTAAAATTTCTTTTTGAATCTTTTCATATTTTTCTACTTCTTCTAGCAAAGATGTATCTACGGGCTGGTTCATAGCCTTGGCCCATTTAACAAACATCTGCTTTTCTTTTATAGTCTTCATCTAGTTACTTCTGGATACACCGTTACAATACCTTCGTAAATTCTTTCTACTACATTAGCACTACTTACTATCTCTACATCATAAACATGCCTACCTGGTTTTAAATTTGCTGTAGCTGCATCGCTTAACGATAAAGTTACATTACCGGAAACTGGTGAACCAATAGTAGCTGTAATGACGGTAGAGTTAGCCGAATAGTGTGAACGTCTCATCTGAGAGCGTGCAGAGTAGCCGGTTAAGTCTCGTACTGTGTTTGTTCGATCTTTTACTGTAACATTTGCAGAGAATGTTGCTCCCTGATCTATAAACAAATTATAAGAAATTGCCATTTTGGTACCTTAGTGTGGATTTTCTATTGCCTTGCCTGTAAAATTCTATTGTGGTCCGATCAAGTTAGGTCGCTCTGGATAAAAAATTAGCTTTACTAAATTCTTGGCGATCAACTAATTTAGTCGGTCTGTTATTCCTTACCACCACATAACCTTCGGGTTTAGACGGGGTACCATTGATGGTATGTTCGTACTTTGGCTTAGCCGATAGTGCATGTACCAGCTCATCCTTAGCACTCTGTAAATGCTTATGCATATTTAATACGTGAGCAAAACTGGATTTGTTTTTTTCTATGTGACTTAATTGATCATTCATTATACCAGTTTTTTGATCGATGGATTTCTGTGTTTTAACTTTTGATATATCTTTTAGATGTCTTGCTTTAACATGTTCTTTATAATCGTCTACAGTAGGTACTTTATCATCTCTTACAGCCTTATTAATAAAAGTACTTAAATGTTCTTCATGTCCTTGAATATGTTTGAATGCTTTAGATGTGTTCTTATCTTTAAATAAGTTGGTAGCAGCAGACATTCTATTACGAAAATTTAAGCTCTGTTCAGTTGACAACTTAGCATGTTGTACATCATTTCTATTATCTATCATGTGAACATCTTGATGCTTGCCGAAATGAGATAGGTCTGGTGCATAGTCTGGCTTTAAATTATCAAACTTATTACCATGGTAAGCAGTGTGAACCACAACACCAATTTTAGAATTTCCAATTCCTTGCCCCTCCTCTGACCCTTTATGAGTGGAGTATGTAATGGTATTAGGGGTGAAATGATATTTACCACCGTGCTCAATTATGTCCCCGTGAGGATTCGATGCCGACTTAACCCCTGAATGCATTAAGTCACCCTGGTAAACTCCTTTCTTAGGAGTAACTTTTGGTAGATGTTGCAAGGCGGTTTTTAATTTTTGCACTAAACCTGGTTGATGACCATGATTAGCTTCTATGTCTTTTTCAGAATAATTTAACTTAGGATTTTTATTCCAAGCAGATTTAGTAGTTACAAAGAACTTACCTGTTTCTGGATGATGACCAAACACAATAGAAGGGGAACCATCATACTTAGTCATGATAGTAGTTTTGTTCTTACCACCTGAAAGCTGCTCATGTACGTCATTTAAATTGTGGAAAGCATGAGTAAACCCGTCTTCACCTGAATGAATAATATGGTCTTCAGCATGCTCAAGATGTGTTAAACGTTCTTCTGAGGCCGCTTCCGTTAGATATTGTTTAAAATTCATTTAAGGAACGTTTCCTTTAATTTATCAATCTGTTTACTTTTAATAAGTTGCTCAGCAAGATTAAACTTATCTATGGCTGATTGAGCAACTCTATTATTAGGCCATATAGCAGCACGTGCGTTAGAGAATCCACCTTGATTTAGACCCTGCCCTTCTGATTTATATACCATTAAAACAGGTTTATATATTTCATCATTTTGTGATCTTTTAAGCATAGTAGATTCAAGAATAGGATTAAGCTCAAAATGATACTGCCCATCTAATGTATAGTACCCCTGCTCAAATTTAAATTTAATATCTCCATCAATTAACGCATGTACGTTATTAATGCCAAATGCGGAGGAAGGTGAATAATCTTTACCAAACTTTACTTTATAACCCACGTATTCATTTGTAACTGGGTTGCCGAAGTATGACCCTTTTTTCAACTCATTAAAATTAAACCTGCCATTTTGATCTGGAACTAAACCTAGATTATTAAATATATTTTCTACACGTGAGACAAAATCTTCAAAAATAGGCTTACCCCTTACATCATATCTAGTCTTTATTCCTAAGTCGCCAGCCCAACCACCGTACTGTTGAAAATTAGCAGGGCCTGCACCTTTTTTCAATGACAGGTAAATTACTGGCCTATTTTGATAGTAAAAAGCAGCGTCAGCTTTAGGTGTACCGGGTACCTTTTTAAATTCATCAACCTTGTATATTTCTTTACCTAACTTTATAGTAATAGACTCACCGTTTCTTTTCAGCTGATCTAATTCGGAAGAAGTTTGAATAATTTGTGCTGATTCAGCTTGTACGCTCTTATCAATCTCTGTCAATACATCATTACGTCTGAATAATATATAATAACCTGCTGACAGTATAACTAATTTCTGTTTATTAATAATACCAGGGGTAGAAACTAACTTCAAAAACTCATCTAAAAAATCACCTCTAAATTCCCCTTTAAACCCAGTAAGTAATCCTGTAATACCTTCTACTTTAATATCTTTTATAGAACTAGAACCTACTCTAAAAGCAACACTCTTACCGAAAAAAACTACCTTAACCGGTACACGATACGATTCAATTTGAGACAAAGCGCTATCTAATTCTCCGAGCTTCTTTCTCAGAGAAGTAATAACTGTCTTCTTTGAAGATAGTGCCGCAGCAATGCTATCAATATCTATTTTCTTTTCCATTACAATATTTATGCTATAAAAAACCCCTCTTTCGAGGGGCCTGTAATTGAAAATCTTACATTATCTGTCGTAATCTACTATATGAATTAACTTATCTCCCATCCACGGTGATCCATTCTCACCGTGTTCTAGATTTTCATTCATATGTTTAAATTCATCGTATGTGATCTCACGAATGCCAATAATATCTTCACCAATATGTTTCTGTGAGAACTCAGGAGCTTCTTCACATACTACTGTATCACCTGCATGTTCTGCTTCTTTACAATCGATAACGTATCGAATACGGAAGGTACTAATTGTCTCTACTAGGTATAATGGCATAATAAAAACCCGGCGGTTTCCCGCCGGGTACCAGTTAGATTACTGGAACATCTGGCTACCACCAACAGCGTAAGCTGCAGCAACCATTGCCCGTGAAGGCTTGCCAAGACGGTAAGCAGTCTTACCGTTCTTAGCTGTGTTGCTATAGATGGAGTAGCCCTGAGCACGAAGCTCAGAAACACGAGCAGCTACCGAGCTCTCGGTAGAACCGAACAAGCCAGCGATCTGACCTGCGGTGAACTGCTTACCAGAACGAAGAACGTTCAACACTTTAGTTTGCAATGACATAGTCACTCCTAAAAGCCCCGCCACAAGAAAAGTAACGTAGGCGGCGGTCATTCCTACGTTACCGTTAGATTAAGCAGCTGCGAGTTCTTTAATACTCTCTAGCTCTTTATCTTCTTCAACTTCTGAGATTTTAATTATAGGTGCTTTCTTGGTAACTATCAACTTCTTTTGGGATAAAACATATCCGATATCGAAGTGAAAGTCTTTAAATTCGTCTAACGTAAGAAGATACTTACACGCCTCTTCTTTAGTCATTTCGTTAGGTAGGTCGATAAGCTGAATACTCTCATCGCCTTGTTTTTGAAGATTTTTAATACGTAGAATTTTATCAGAGCAAAAGCGAACTTTTACTTGACCTTTACAAATTGAAACTCCTGCAGCAGTGAACTTGCTCATATTACCTCCATTATAAATTAAACACCCAGGCCTTGACCAGCCATCAAGTAATTAGTTACTTTAGTAACCATAAAGTCTTTAGATGTAGCTTTAAGTAAGATACTTGTAAATGTTTCTTTCTTAAAAGGATCACCAGCCGACTTTTGAATAATACCTACACAGGTATTACGAAACGTATTGATATCTTCGTTACGGTATGCTTCGAAAAGCTTTTCCATGCCATCGGTACCAATAGTATCTACTTTAACGCGTTTACGTGAGTTTGTCTGTGTCATATAAGCCTCCTTAGATGTTCATTATAGAACCAAAAGGTTAGGAAGGCAATATTTACTTAAGATCCTCAACCGTAATTTTTCCTTCATCTATTAAGGCATTTGCTAATTCAACAGCACCCTTTACTTTACCAGCTCTGTAACAAAGAGAACATGCAAGAAGTAGTAACAAAATTTGAGTAATATCTAACCAGGAATAGTCCATTTAGCCCTTTGTGTAAGTTACATGTGGTAACCATTTATAAGTCTTTTTTAATAGTAACTTACGAATGTGAGACCAATCTTCGTTTTCAAATACATCACAATAATAATTATAAGAATCTATTTTTTTTCTACGATTCATTGTTCTGAGAATGGGATAAGGGTCTGAATCAGGATAGAATTTACAGATCTCCATAGCTATATC